AGATGCGGCTGGAAGTAGAACAAGGGCAACAACAGCTGGTGGTTTAGGTGCTTCAGTAACAGATTATCCATATCTTCAATCAATGCAATTTTTAGATTCTCCAGCCACTACATCATCTACAACTTATAAATTGCAAATGTATTTTGGTGGAAATACATCTTATGTAAATCGTTCACCAACAGATGGTGATACCGTTGGTTATCCAAGAGCAGTTTCTACAATTACAGTAATGGAGATTGCGGCATGAGACACGAGGCCATAAGAAATCTCTACCCCAATGTAGTCACCATTGACGATGGTGCTGGTGCGTTTGATGCACAGGGTAATCAAATTACGATTGACGAGTCAGCCGTTGCTACCGAGATTGAACGGTTAATCCCAATCCAGTTGGCAAAGATGGCTACCGAGAACCGCCGTAGTGCTTACATAGTCGAGGCAGACCCGTTGTTCTTTAAGGCTCAGCGCGGTGAGGCTACGATGGAGGAATGGCAAGCCAAGGTAGCAGAGATCAAGACGAGGTTTCCAAAATGAGCACTTTGAAGGTCAACGCAGTCATAGACGCTAGTGGTGGCAATACCGCTACGATAAATAGCATGACCCCTACTGCGGATAGTTTGCAGGGATTTCGCAACCGCATCATCAATGGTGGTTTCAATATCGCACAAAGAGGAACTTCTTTTGTTTCTGGTGCTAACAATGATGATACTTACAACCTAGACCGTTGGTATGTACTATCTGATGGAAACGATGCAGTAGACATTACGCAAACCACTACTGTACCAACAGGCGCTAAGTATTCTATTGGCTTAGATGTTGAAACAGTAAACAAAAAGTTTGGTATTGCTCAAATTATTGAAAATTCAAATTGTTTTGATGCAATCGGACAAACAGTTACTTTATCTTTTGACGCAAAGGTATCTGCTACAACTAAACTAGATAACGTAAAGTGTGCAATTGTTGCGTGGTCTGGTACTGCTGATACGGTAACTAGCGACATTATTTCAGCATGGGGTGCGGAAGGAACAAATCCTACGTTGATTGCCAACGCTACTTACGAAAACACGCCAGCAAATCTAAACGTAACAACCTCTTTTGCAAGGTACACAGTATCAGCAGCAGTTGATACGGCAAGCACCACTAACATCATTGTGTTTATTTGGTCAGACGTTACAGACACAACGGCTGGTGATTTTCTTTATATTACAAACACACAACTTGAAGTAGGCTCTGTTGCTACACCGTTTGAGCGCAGACCTTATGGGACTGAGTTGGCGTTGTGTCAGCGTTACTTTTTCAAAACATTTGCACAAGGAACTGTTCCCGACCAAAATATTGGTTTTCTTGGTTCAATTCCTTCTTGGTCTGGTGGTGGCGCATTCAATGCTGTTGTATGTTTACCAGTTGTTATGAGAGCAGCGCCTACCGTGGTTGCATTTAATACATCTGCTGCTAATAGTAATTTTTCTACTGGAGATGCTTCAGTGGTTGCAACTAGCTATATAACAGACAGGCAACTGTATATTTTTTCTTCTACTGTAACAGGTACTTTTGCCGCCATTCATGCAACAGCATCTATAGAGTTATGATTATGTATAAACAATATTTTGATAGAGATGGTTCTGTTGCAAACGGAATTATAAGAATTGCAGATAGAGCATTTATCCCATTCGACCCCGCCAACACAGACTACGCAGAGTTTAAGAAGGCAGTCATGGAAGGCGCAGAACTACAAGACGCTGATGGCAATGTGATGTTACCCGAAGCCGCACAGGCTTTTGTCGCTACGTTACCTTGAGGTGAACAATGGCTACTTATATTTGGAAGATCCTAGAGCTGACTCAAGAGGACGGCAAGGTAACCAAGATTAAGTACCATTGCGAAATTAGTTCAGATAAGCACACGGTAGTAACCGAGGGAAACTGGGTCTTTCGAACTTCTTACGACTACTCTGATAACTTGACCGAGCATCAGGTATCGCATTGGCTTGATTTAGACGCTCAAGAAGGTGAACGACACCTTATTAAAGACAGACTTGCCGAACAACTAAAGGCACTAGACAATACTGAAAGTATTGACCCACCTTGGAAGGTGGAAACATTTAAGGTGAAGTTATGACCCAGCCAATCGACATTATTAGTCGCGCCATGAAAGACATCGGCGCTCTAGCCGCTGGCGAGACTCCAGCCCCTGCGGAAGCCCAAGACGCTTTCGATATGCTCAACGACATGATTGACCAATGGTCAAACGAGCAGATGATGGTCTACTACAAGACCGAGATCATCTTCACTTTGACTGCGGGACAGACCCAGTACACCATTGGCCCAACCGGTCAGGTGAACTCTACCTTTACAGGTTCTATATCAGGGAATACCCTAACAGTCACCAATATCACCGAGGGCGGTATTGCTCTAGGCATGGTCATATCCGGGTCGGGTATTACTGCGGGAACCAAGATTACAGGCTTTGGAACTGGAGCTGGCGGGAACGTCAACTACGCCGGTACTTACACGGTGAACAACACCCAGACCGTAGCCTCGACCACAATAACCGCGTACTACGAGCGCCCCCTATCGGTTAACTCAGCCTTTGTGCGAGTCAACACTAACTCTAACGGTCAGCCCATTGTTAACGGTGGTCTTGACTACCCCGTTGCAATCCTAAACCTAGAAAACTACGAGCTGATTGGTCTAAAGACCCAAAACGGCCCGTGGCCCAAGGCTCTGTACTACCAGCCGTCCGAGGTGATGGGTACGTTTTACTTTTGGCCTAACCCGTCTCAGGGCGAGATGCACATATTCTGCGACACCATATTCCAACGGTTTAATAGCATCAACGACACGATTGTGATCCCACAGGGCTATCTAATGTGCTTGCGGTGGTGCTTGGCTGAGAGGCTAATGCCAATGTACGGCAAGAACGACCCCCAGCAGATTGCGGTCATCAATTCCTACGCCATGCAAGCCAAGGCTACGATTAAGCGTACCAACATGAAGCCCATGCAGTCCGCTAGGTACGATGACGTTTTGGTGGTCGGTAAACGTGCGGATGCCGGTTGGATTCTCACCGGGGGCTTCCAGTAATGCCTGACTTTGGATTCGTAGGCGCGGCTTACGAAGCACCCTCTATTACTCAAGACGCACAGGAGTGTATCAATTTCTACCCTGAGATAGACCCCACCAAACCCCAAGGGGACAGGGGAGTGATTGCGCTTTATCCAACGCCCGGACTCAATGCCGTGGCAATCTTTCCCAATCAGGAAGAAGTCCGAGGGATTAGAACCCTGTCTGGCGGGAACTACTTACTGGCCATTTGCGGAGCTTTTGCGTACATATTGGAAAGTGACTACAACCCTAAGATGGTTGGTCAGTTAAATACCAGCACAGGATTGGTAGATATTGTAGACAACGGGGTTGATGCCTATATCGTTGACGGCCCAGACCGGTACGGCTGGAGGATCTCTGACCCTGCGGCAGCTATCTTTACCGCCTCAATTAGCGGCACAACGATGACGGTGACCGAGTTGTTTTCAGGAACAATTGCAGTAGGGCAACAGGTCTTTGGCGTTGGCGTAGACCAAGAAACGGTCATTACGGCCTTGGGAACGGGAACCGGCGGGGTTGGTACTTACACGGTCAGCAACAGTCAAACGGCGGCTTCAGGGCGGTATAACTCAGCCCAAGTCAATTGCGTATTTACCGGATCAACGTCAGGAACAACCCTTACGGTGTCGGCGGTTTCTTCAGGAACGCTACACGCCGGGATGACCATCACAAACTCCACTTTGACCACAAAAACAGTCATAACCGCCCTTGGAACAGGCACAGGCGGTGCGGGAACTTACACGATTAGCAATTCTCAGACCGTTGGTTCTTCCACAATGTACGGCTTAAATTGGACTATTTTGCCAGCGTCAGATGGGGCGTTTGTAGGCGGCTCAACGGTTGAGGTGGTAGATAACTACTTTATTTACAGTAAGCCAGATAGCCAGCTTTGGGGCGCAACCGACATCCTAAGCATTATTTCAAACCCCCTGTCCTACGGAACCAAGGACGGCTCCCCAGACGATTTAGTAACCATTATTGTTGACCGCCGAGAGGTCTATTTATTGGGTGAGATGTCATCCGAGGTCTGGATTGACGTTGGGGCGTTTCCTTTTCCATTCCAAAGGATTCCGGGTACTTCAACCCAACAGGGTATTGCGGCAAGGTTTTCTGCTGCGCGGGTAGGTAACTCTTTTGCTTACGTTTCTAAAAACAATCGAGGAGAGGCCACGGTAGTTCGTATGAACGGCTACATCCCAGAAAGGATCTCTACCCACGCGGTTGAAAATACCTTGGTAGGCCAAAACGTAGCAGATGCCCTTGCGTGGACTTACCAGCTAAACGGGCATGAGGTCTATGTAGTGACGTTTCCCTCAATCGGTGAAAACGGCCTGACTTGGGCTTTTGATAACACCACGGGGCTATGGCACAAGTGGCTCTACACCAATAACCAAGGTTTATATGAGCGCCACCGTGGAAACTGTTGCTCATTTTTTAACCAAGAAGTATTAGTCGGTGACTATGAGAACGGCAAACTCTATAAAGTTTCTTTATCGGACTACACCGATGACGGTCAATTGGTGCGCCGCGTCAGAAGATGTCCGCACATAACCACAGACTTGCAGAGGCAGTATTTCCATGAACTTCAGATCCAGTTTGAGCCCGGAGTGGGCCTATCCG